TGTGGGGCCCCGTTGGTGTCAGCTAAAATTCTGGTGATCTCATCGGTATCGAAATTATCCATAACACCTGGATCAACGGCGGCAATTGGTTGCACCATCTCTAAAGTGCGTAGGATACCAACGCCTTCTTCTGCTTTCATGGCTCGGCTCAACGGTGAGACATACTCAATATCATATTCGCCGCCGGCTTCAATTAACGCTGGGGGCAAGGGGGGGATAAGTCCTTGTGATTCGAGTACATCAAACTCCCGCTCAATAAGCGGCCCCAGCATCTCTGTTTGCTGACGACCAATGGTCGGAGCTAACAAAGCACCTTTTTCTTGTGCGCGTTGCAAAACCTCTGTCGCCGTCATTGTTGGGGTTTCAACTAATATCTGAAATAAAGTTACCAGGAAGGCATCATTAATAACTTTGCGCCGCTGCTCCATCATTTCAAAACCAATGTCTACCCTTGCGCCCGTTTGCAAAGGTTGAATTGGCGGTATGTTACGACCGTCCATTCTTGCAAAGGTAACGGCTCCAGGATTAGAATTTATGGGGAACATAACGCCTTCGTCAGCAACAAGAAGTGGTGGGTCAACTACTTTTTGTCCCGCCCGAATAACCGTTTTAGACATTTCGTTTATCATTTTGATGTCTGGCAAAATAGTCATAGCTGGTGACCGGCCATAAGTCTCACGCGGCCCTGTAACGTAACGTGAAACAATGTAAGGCATGGTATTAAACCCGCCTTCTTCAATCATCTGCTTCGTTTTAACTTCAAAGTATCCACCAAACCACGGCGCGTTCTTGCGATCTATTTTTGTAGGATCACGGTCATACCTAGGCATAACAACGTGCAATAGTTTTACTTTGGCATCTGGAGTGTCAGTTGCCGCCTTGCGTAAATCATCAGACAGGTCGCCGTCTTCAAACATTCGCAAAGCCTGACGAGCAGACACTTCAAAGTGTCGAAATACTGTATCGACCATGCCGTGTTCATTCTCTGCAATGAAAACATCGGCTAAATGGCACGCTCGATAGATACAACCGCGAGTTGGCCCCTCATCCACAAACGTAGCACCTGTCCCAAAAGCACCGAGAGACATATAACCCTCGTGAATCTGACCTGCAAAATTAGCTTTAGGAGAATACCGATGTGAAAACATCGAGTTCTCAACCTGGTCGAACCAAGCTCTAACTTCATCATCTCTATTTAATGCTTCATTAGTTGAACGTAACGTATGCCAACGCGCTCCGCGGGGAGTTAATAAAGATTCAACAGCCGCAGCAAACCTCTCTAGGGCTAAAGCCGCTGTAGCATCATATAATTTCTCTGTTCTTTTGTCGCCTTGCTCACGCTCACCCACAAACTCTGCCGATCGAGGCAGCACCCGCTCCGCAATTTCTTCCCAATGAGATTCCCACACCCCGCGTCCATTACGCAAAAGCTCAAACCGTTTGAAAATTTCATTGTTGTCCATATTAAATGCCTAGCATTGTCGTTTTGCGTTGTGCATCAACACCGCTGTTTCGCGGGGTGCCGCTTAAAATTGTTGAACCATTAGTCCCGCCACCAGCATTGGAAGATGCTACACGCTGACCTTGGTCTAAACGGTAGCCTAAAGAGCCGGTAGACGGTTTAACCCCTGAAGATTGCGTTTGAAAAGTTTTCATCATTTCTGGATTGCACATATTAACTTCCTAGAAGCGTCTTACCAACATTGGCAGCACCCAAGATGCCTTGCGACCCAGTAAGGACGTTAGACCTACGATTAGTAATATTTTTAGACCTTGCTGGTGCTGCCGGGACACCAAGAGTATCTTGCGTTGGCGTTAAGGCTGGTGACGTTTTTGCCGCCACGGCCTTACTAGCAATTGCCTTTCTGCGGCCGTCAGCGCGTCCGTCAGGGGGCTTGCCGCCTTTAGTTGGTTTTCCTGGCTTTAAACCAAGACTACTTAAAGCCAAAGCCGCCATGCCGCCTGGAATCAAAGCGGCAGCAACATATTTTGCATTAGCTTTAGCAAAATTTCCTACAGTGTTACCCATAGATTCATCTATTCCAACGGTTGTCCCAGGGTTAGTAGTCCCAAAAGATTGTGACAAAGTCCCTTTTGTATTTGGTCCGTAAGCAGTATTGCTGCCATAACCACCTTCTGAACCGGGCCCGTCACCACACATAATCAACTTCCTAACAAAGTTTTGCCAACATTGGCGTCTGTTTCATCACCTAATGGCCCAGACAAGATGGTCGAACTCCGTCCCTTCTGCGCCAAAATACGTTTTCTTTTCGCCGTTGCCTCTGCGTTTATTTGAGGGTCGTCTCTGGTTGGCGGGGCTGGCGGTGGCGGTGGCGGTGCTGGTGGGGTTGGCATTTTGGGAGCTAACGGACCTACGCACATGACTAAAATCTCCATCACGCTCTAACCTAGAACGCGTCCATGAGTAACAATGAAAAGTTTTTCTGGTTGCACCGTAATCTTCTATTGAACATTCACGTAACGCACCGAGAACCTCTAACCAACGGTGAGCAGTGTCATGCCCATCCATCGACCAACAATCTGCACGGACCGCTCCAGATTCAATCATTGACGGCATCATTACCCGACGAATATTCCTAGTAACTGTCAAAGCCACATCAGGCCATCGATCTGTCGAAAACATCCAGACTGTCCACATTTGAGGCCGAGTCATTGTTGCGCCCCAAGCCGCTACAGGCCGGCCAGAAGAAAGTGCAACATTGGCAATACCATTAGACGCACAAACACCCGCGGCTAAATCTTCCGGCTTTCTTGACCATGTTAGAGGCAAAATTTCTTCAGCGTCCAATTTACGCATATTGCGCGCAATATAAACAACGTCACCGTATCTGGCTGGGACAATATCAACCAAAATCCGTATCCATCGCCGCCATAACAGGAAGACCGTTTGACATACGGCCTGTCCTAGCAGCGTGTGCCAATTCATCAGAGCTACCGTCACGCAAGCCTACCGCTAAATATCGGAAAGCATCGCACGCATGACTTGATTTGTCGTGGTTCGGTTTATCTTTCCAATCGCCAGTGCGATCATTGAATTGACGATGGTAATGGCGTAAGTGCTTTAAACCTTCCGCAACATTACCGCGGTCAAAGTAACACCTGGGGATCAATCCGCGCACTGCTTCAATTCCGTCTTGAACGGATAGTTTAGGTACAACAGTCGGTCGCACCCCCAGGCTTTGTAACGTCTCATAACGACTATGGCCGCTTCCTAATTCCCGCACCATAACGTCATGGGGGAAAAGGTGCTTATCATAAGTATACGGACGGCTCTGCAATTCCTTTATGTAGTGGTGTAAACCCTCACCAGTGTCCTCGTAATAGTCAATAACCCTAAGATATTGTTCGTTTTTTGCTTGCTGTACCATGAAAATCGCGGTGGAATCCGCAATTCCCAAGTCCCAACTGGTTGTTACCGGAAGGTTCGGTTCCCAAGGAACTCGATCAATTTGACCAGCTAAGTCGATACTATCCAACTGCTTTGCATAATATGAACCAATTAACGCCGCTGCCCACGATACCTCAAATTCTTGTAGGTATTGGCTCTCATCCATAGTCGCCCTAGCAGCGTCTAACTCTTTTTGTGCTAAAACATCAGTCTTTGAAGCCGGAAACAACATCGCAAACCATTCGTCGTTGCCATCTTCCATCTCTCTCTTAGCGGTGTCGTAAATTTCTTTAAACTGGTTTTCGCCTCTGGGAGTCCCGATCCATAAACACTTACCAGTACCAAAGTCTGACAGGGCTGGCCTGACAATCTCTGGAAACAACCGAGAATTCATGTCAGCATATTCATCCAGACAGCATGCATCGAGCCTCATGCCCCGCAATGCGTCTGGATTTTCTGATCCTAACAACCAAATCCGCTGACCGTCAGCAAAGTCACACCGCAACTCAGCCTCATTAAACTTAACGCCAGGCAACACACCGGCGTAATCGCGCAACATCACCCAAGCAATCCTTTTTGCCGCTCCATAAGTCGGAGCAATGTAAGCTCCCTGGGCGCGGGGATGAGGTGATGTTAAAACCTCTTTCAATAACCAATTAATCGCCATGACCGTCTTGCCAAAGCGTCGATGGGCCACCGCAACACTAAACCGCCTAGACTGCTTATGAAACACTTTCTGCAACGGCCGCGGGTTGTAAGGTATAACAACCTTATTTTGCTTGTTCTGCCTGACCATCCTTCGATCCCCCAAAGAACATAATTAACGAGACCCTCTCGCCACTGTTCCTGGCAACACTATGAACATTCTCAGGGCCACTGCTATAAACCAATAAATCACAAAAATGAAAAACAGGATCACTAGGCTGATCCCTAAAATAAAAACCGCCGCCAGTGAATCGATTAGGCGGCACAAGCAAAACAGAAGCACTGTACTTACACCACTCCATGTGGCCCTTAGTCCCTGTGTCATTGTGCCAAAGATGGCCTTCAGCGCGCTTCTCAACTCTTGCATAGGAATTCTCGCATAAATCTATGGGAGCCAATCCTCGAACACTGCTAATAATATTACTAATACGCACATCATTAAAATCGATGTAATCAAGAACGCCAGCAAGCGTCTCGGCCTCTTTAGCCGTTAATACGTTAGGCAAAAACTCCCTCATTAATCAATGAGTTTGCCACCAAGCCTACGGCTTCTTGAGCCTGTCCTCGACCGCGTAGCCCTCTGAATTTCACGACGAGCTTGGTCAGTGCTGACAAAAGCCTCATTAACATCCGGCGTCGAAGGATCGTCAGCCTTAAACGTACCGTCAACCTTCTTTGCACGCTTCTTCGGAGCCGCCTTCTTTTTTAACAAAGCCCTAATAATCTCCTAACCTAAAATTGATCTTCTCTTACCAAGCAAGCCAGGCTTAGTGTTAGTCCGGTTGCTGTTCCTAGCGCGGTTCTTTGCAATAGACTGCACTCGCAAATTTTTACCACTATTATTTTTGGGGTTGCGGTCCTTGTGGTCAACGTCCTTGCCATCACCCTTGCTAACACGACCAGCCTTCGATAACCGCAGCCTGGCAGCGTTCCTAGCCGCTCTACGCTTCACCTGGGCCGGCTTGCCATGAAACTCAGCGTATTCCTTTTTATAATTTCTTATTCGTGGCATGATGTGGTGTACACCTTTATTTTCTGAGTAGGTGTCAGGTTTGAGTGGTGGACCCATCAATACGGCAAATCCAACCAAAATCCGGGGGTACCCCCCTTTGTTTTCAGCCAGAAATAATAAATTTTTTTATTTTATATTTATTTTATACGGCATAAACCGCAGAGTTCTGCCGTTTATGGGCGCAAAATCGCATAATGTACATTATGTCAAATTGTAACGCTATGTGCGACATAACCTATTGATATTACTAAGGTATTCACAGTTGTTCACGTTATGATCACGCATATATTAGCAATCTCGCATGTGCGAGGCGGGAGAAACGTGAAGGCCAACCATTAATTAACTACTTCCTCTGATGTCGCAGCATCAAGCTCTTCGTCGCTCACAACTCTTTTTTCATCTACACCATCTAACACAACGTCTGATTCCCACCCAATGACATAAGGTCCAACGTGCGCAACCTCTTGCTTTTGTACGGGCTGGAAGTCCTTGAGTAGTTTTTCAGCTTCCCACCGGCTATGCGCCAGGCACTCTTTAGCCCGAAGGATTTCATCGCGACTTGCTGCAGTTTCAAGCCTCAGTTTGTCTGTCTCTAACCGCGCCAGGATGCCGTCACACCGTGCTTCTCTGACCTGTTCACGAAGGTCGCTATCGTTTCGCTTCCAGGCACGAACCGCTGACGGGTCCACGCCAAGCTCTTCACACAAGCCATTTTCGTATCGGCCTTCTTCTAACCCAATTAACAACGCCTCAATTAAACTAGGATTGCGCTTAGACGGTCTTGCCATCGGTCACCATAAAATAAAAAGAGGCCACCTAGCATGGGATAGGTGGCCTGAGTTAAGGGAGATTTAAGCCAAATGGCTCATCATGGAAACCAAGCTATTAACGAAAACACCTCATGTCAAATTTTTTATCTAATCTTATAGAAAATAATCAATCCATCTAGGCCAAGTCTCAAAGCAACCATTCCGTCCTGCGTTGATCGTTTACTATTTTTAACCCCAGACCACGTACCAGCCGGCTGGTCATTACCAACAACATGCTCAATTACCGATGCCAAGGGCTGACCTACAAATTTCAATGCGGCTCTAACTTTCTTTTTTGTGTCGTTTACTTGCTCTAGAAATTCATCACTCTGACCACCTGGCGTGTGACCAAATCTTACGTGACTGTAGGCAGCAACCAAAGCAGCTTTTCGGTACTGACCTGCAAAATATTCCGCTGCAACAAATTGACTTTGAGTAATTGTGTTTCTTCTAACATACGTAGTAATTGGATCAATAGTGATATTCCTCACGGCTTTCACACCGGCCGTTGTCGTTTCTATTTTTTCGTAAACAGCATGTTGCAATCTTTCTATTGGCCCGTGATCTACTAATGTGGGTTTCTTTTTACGCCTTATCATTAGAAATCAATCTCCTGATCTAAATTTTTAGCATTTAAATTTTCGATCTTTTCAATTCGACTTTCAGGAAAAGTATTTTTAACATCGTTCACCAATTTTTGAGAGTGGAGAACTCTGCACACCTCATCCAAAGTATATATAATTGATTTTTGATCGATGCGTTTGATTGCCTGTGCGGATGCATTATCCTTGGTAATTGCAAAACCTTCATCAGTTTCTGGATGCCGCCAATACCAGGCGGTGGCAACCTGGTCGATGGTCATGTGATGTGCCGCGGCCTTATCAAGTGCTTGCCAACCTCTAATAAGTGCCGCTGCCTTTTGCGCTACTAGTTGCGGGTTGCGTTCGTCGATGGCCTGGTCGAGTTGCGCTTTACCAATACCAAATTGCATCGCCAGTTCTGGTGGCACCAATGTCTCCAACCTATCCACACCCCAAGTCATTTCCATCTTGTGGGCTATTTCATCGAGGGGGCGCAGCGACCTGTATATTGCCTCATCGATCTCCGATCCTACTGCCTGGGGGTTTACAATACGATCTGGTTTTTTATAACCTGTCATATCCGCTCCTTACCTTACCTTACACCCTTACATCTGTAATTAGATGTAAGGTGTAAGGTGGGAATGAGTAAGCATCTTACATATGTAAGGTACGATGTAAGGTATGTAAGGTGAGATGTAAGGTGGTTTGAATAACTATTTGTTTTCATAATCCTAGCCCTTTTGGGATAACCCATACAGCCTTACTATGAATTGCTATCTTACCTTGCGCCAACAGGTCGTCCTTTGCTCTGCTAAAACGTGTCATTACGGCCGGTGTAAGGTTGCCCTTGTCGTCAACATCAAGGTATCCGCGCACTTTTAGCTGGTCCCTAACCTGTTCCATTGTCGTTGCGACCACTGCCTTCCCATCCAGGCCAAGCCTGTTTGTGTTGGCTAGATTATTGATGGCGTCAACGATGTTAACCTTTAAGTCTGCCTTCTTGCTGCCGTTGCCTTCAACGACATCTTCATGGTGCCACTGGTTTTCTATAAGGGCTACGTTTTGCGGTATGAACTCGACCATATTCTTATCTGTTCTTAATCGGGCCTTCTCAAATTCTATCTTGAACCCTGAATCGTTGTTGTCTCTGCGCTCTAGTCTTATGACGGTATCCATTTCCCACATTTTTGTTGAAGTGCCATATGCTTTGGCTGCGTTGTGACCGGCATGATCCATCCATATCTGTGCAATGCGTAAGGATGTGATACGTCTGATCATTGCCTTGACGGGTTCCCAGGGTTCTTCTTCCTTCATGTTACCTTGCAGTAGGCACATAATGGAATCGAAGACGATGAGGTCAGGCTTGTATCTGTCGATCTGCTTGATGAGCCATGCTTCGCCTACGTCTGTGTTTAATGGCGGCATTCCTTCGTCGCCTAGCTGGTCACGGTTTAGGCCGAAGAACGGAATGTTTGGCTCGTATATTTCTGCTATTTGCTCCATTCTTTCTTTAAATGTTTCTTTGGGCATCTCACCATCAAGGTATAAGACTCGGCGTTGTTTGCCACCGGCCCAGCCCAGGAAGGGTTTTCCGGCTGCAACGGCGGCGGTCATATTAAATACAAACAGCGTCTTGCCTAGACCTGTCTGACCGTACAGCAACCACCTTGATGTCGTACACATGATCTTACCCAAGGTATAGTCCCTGGGCGGTAGCTTCATCTTTAACCATGCAGCCAATGAGTTGCGGTTGGGATCGTAATCATCTTCGACAACCTCGCCGGTATCTTGATTAATGACAACGGGTGGCCCGTCTTGCTTGGCGATCATCGAATCCCATGCTGCCTTGTTCTCTGGATTTTCTGTGGGTTCGGGTGCGTATCCTTTGCCTACTGCACCGCGGATCATAACATCAACTTCGCGGCCGGTTTCCTCATTAGTGTAACCGGGTTGTGTGAAGGCAAAACACGATAGGCGAATAGCGTCAGCCGGCCAGCCCAGGGCCACCCAGGACGCTACCTGGTCGCGCACAGCATTGTGCCAGCCGCCTTCTTGGATGGCTTCCAAGGTCTTCTGTAGTTCGACGCCAGGACTTGAAGTAGGTAGACCCAACCCACCCGTAGAACCTTCTCGCCCTGGCGTCACACTGGCTGCAGGGGTGCCAGCGTATGTCGTGTGAAGGTGAACAGTGGAAACTGGATCACGTTCTTCACCATCGAATTCTGTGTGGAATGTCACTAGTTCAGCGACATAACCCTTTGCCACCTTCTTCTTTGTTGGGTAGCTGATACAACCTGCCAACCTTAGTATGCGGCGGGGATCGATCACCTTATCACCCTTGAAATAATTGGCTAGGCCAATCTGTGTTTGCTTCCAGGCTTCTAGGTTATAAATGGGGTTCTCATGCTCCCAATGTAGGTGAACCCTGCGTGACGGGATCGTTCCAGTATTTGTTGTAGCGGTGTTCTTTATCGGCATACCTGCTTTTGCAATGTCAATGGATTCTTGTGTGTCCAAATCCGCAAAACTAAAGAACGAACACATAACATCATTATCCGTTGCGCTTTTGTTGGGGTCAAGGCCAGCCTTGCGAGGGTTCTCACCAACGTAAATATTCCACCCTGCGCTGTTCCAATCCATTGCCCACTGTGCGCCGTTAGCTAAACCTTCGGGTGACGTTGAAAACTGTCTTGATATCCAGCCGGGCCCGTCAACCTGCGATCGATCTAGTTGGAATGTTGCGTCTGGGCATTCGGCCGCACACCTCGAAAAAAGGCGGGTCAGATGCTTAACTGTGCCGTCCTTTTCTTGAGTAGGCAATTTATTGTCCTGTGTCATTATGTATCCCCGCATAGAAAAAAGGGGGCCAGGTGTTGGGCCCGACCCCCAGTTAGTAGCTAGAAGGCATCTCCAGATGCCTGTGGTGCTGGTGCCGGCGGTGGCACCGCTGGAGCCGCTGGAGCAACCTGTGGTTCTGGTGCAGCGTCCAGGCCAATGATCATAGCTTCTGGGCGCGGCGTCCAATCGATGATTTCAAGCACCGGCTGGTAGTTAGTGCCGTGCTTGCCCTCGATGGGCTGCACGGCTGTGCATTTAACGACAGGTAACTTGCCAGCGTTGGCCGCTGATCCAGCTTCCCATGCGTCATACAATGCGTTCATGGCATCGTTACAAACACCGGCGTTTGATGAGAATTCTCTTAATCCCCCGATGTTTTTGTCACTGAAGATGTGAACAAGAAAGCCACGCTTAAAGCCTTCATCGGGCTGGGCGGCATCGTTAGCACCGGCAGCGGAATCAAAGCTGTGTTCAGGTGCCTGACCGGCTGCGAACTTTAGTAGACCTGTCTTGATGTTAGCCATGTCGAAAACGGCAGTCATGTCGTTGACTTCCCTGTCACCTTCACCGTCATACTTACTGTACCAACGTCCTGCTTTGGCGTTGTACTTGATGTATAGCACGAAATCTCCGGTGCCCCCGGATGGTAATCCTAGTCCCATTTTACTGGTTCCTTTTCTCTCTTTGTTGTGATCTGTTCAAAGGCCGATCACACCGCCCCGTTCCTACCATAGAATTCGGCAGGGCCACTACGCCTGGCATCAAACAGATACCATGCATAATCTAATGTTCCGGCACCTGATCCCTTAAACCACTGGACCCGGCCAACGCTTACGATCCTTATGCATCTTCTCATGTGGCCGCTCATGCGCTGGTTGTGCATCATCGCCGCGGGTAGCAGCAACCAGGTCGGAGCCATGGTGTATAAGTGCGGCATGATCACCGACAGGTGCTTCCATAAATACGGTGGGTTGGTGATAAACATATCACCCTTACAAGATGTGAGGTCATTTGCGCTGGCCCGGACAACAGTTGATGCCCTGGGGGATATATCTGTTTGCGCCACACACCTAACCCCATGACTCTCTAAGCGATTAACCAGGTCGGCTGCACCAGCGCACGGCTCATGGAAGGTTGCGCGTTCAGGTAGGTGTGGCAGTAGTGGTATCACCGCAAGTTCTGGCGTTGGGTAAAAGTCATTTTTCTTACGCGGGTGGCTAGTAATTAGGCTCACAATACACGCCCCTTAAATTTTTTAATTAAATTCCAATTAAGAATAGGGCGACTTGTATCCTTAAAAGTCACTTCATTAGCACCATCAAATCTTCGATTATTTAAAACAGTGTTGACATGCTTTTCACGTAATTCTGGGTTTTTTATAAACTCTGGAAACCCTGATGTAACTCTTCTTGATTTTAACCCGCCGAGCTTTGCCGAATGCTTTTGAAACCCCTGCATTTTTTTCGTTTTTTATTCCCATCTAATTTTCTAGATGCTTCGTGCAAAATAATTGTTGCGTCACTGTT